TTTCGTGGCGCGCTCAGCCGTGAGCGCCGCGTCAATGATCTGCGTGACCCGCTCATGGAAGGCGGGACGGTGGTTGAAGTCCAGCATCACCGCCTCCCGCGCTTGGTCGACTTGGCCGGCGCTGGCGTCTCGACCTCCCACGGCAGGTCGTCCTCCAGGTCAGCGAAAGGATCGGCGGGATCGGTGGCGGTCGTCTCAGCAGGCGGCTCTAGCCTAGCCACCGGCTGCGGCGGCCGCGTCTCGTAGGGCTCGATGCCGCGTATCGGCGAGTATTTGGCCTGCTGGTGGTAGGCCGCCATCGCCTCCGTCCAGCCGGCGACGATGGCCTCGATCACGGCCAAGGCCTCGGCCTCGCTGTAGTGTCCGATCGGCTTGTCAAAGCCGATGCGCTCAGCCGCCTCTCCAAAGCGCTTCAAGCAGGCGCGCATCGCCGCGCGCTCGGCTTCGGTCTGGTCAACCACGAACACGTCCTCCTGTTTGGGGTTGGTGCGCAGCCACTGGCCGTAGAGCGCGTGAAACGCCTCCTGGCAGCGGCGGCTGCAAAAGACCCAGTCCATCGGGTAGCGGCGGGGATTGCCTGTCTTGAAGCGGGTGTCGCTGTGCATGAACCCGCGGGCCTGCCGGCGGCAGACCCAGCATTGCCCACTCATGCGTCACAGCCCCCTCCTCACTGCGCCCAGGCGGGCTTGCTGACAGGGGCAGTCGATGCGGCCGGACGCGCGGGGGTGACGTGAGCAGCCGCTGGCGGGTAGCTCGGTGCCGCGACGGCAGCCGGCGCGCCCGACTGTCCGCCGCCTGTGTAACCGCCGACCTTGGGCGGCAGGCCCATGATCGCGGCGTAGTCCTTGTGATCGGGCTCGATGACGGTCTTGATGGTGTTCTTGTCCATCCCGCGGCCGTCTTTTTCGATGTCGATGCGGGCGGCAAACGTCAGGCCATCCAGGTCGCCGAATCCGCTGATGCGCCGCGCGGCCTGCGCTTGCGGACTGTTGTCGGTGGGGTGGACGCCACGTGCTGAGTTGAGCAGCGCGCGGATGAAGGCCCGGCCCATGTTGCCCCAGGCCGGCCCCTTGGGCGAGTACAGCCCGATGTTCCACCATACCTTGCGGCGGGCGTAGGGGCCCTCCAGCACCACGCCCTCGCAGGCGAGATAGACCGAGCCGGTCTCAAAGCTTTGCGTCGCCCAGCCGCCTGTCCAGCCTTGGCTGGGGTCGTCGTAGCCCCCGGGCTTGATCGTCAGACGCACGCGGGCCAGCGTGCCATGCGGGATGAGGTCAAAGCCTTGTTGCTGTTCGGCGTCGTTGAAGTCGAAAAAGGACATGGCTTACTCCTTGGACACGGTGGATGAGGATGAATGGGCGCTGTCGTGCAGGCCCGTTGTCAGCGGCGCTGTCGGACGCGGTTGGCTCTGCGCTTGCGAGCACTTGGCGATCAGCGCGGCGAGATTGGGCGGCTCGACAAGATCGAGTCGCCCGCTTCTGTCTTTGGCGGGGTAGCCCCAGGGATTGACGGTGTGGCAGACGAAGGCGCGGTAGGCGCTGCCGTCCTCGGCCTTGAGTTCGGCCAGCGTCACCACCTCGTCGACGATGCCCGGCAGCTCCGTTGCGGTCTTGCTGCCCTCGATCTGGGGCGTAAAAACCCGCCGGTTGAAGTCGTCCGTACGCTCATCGAGGATGGCGACGTAGATGACGTGCTTGCCTCGGGCGTGCTGCAGGTGCGTGAGCGCTGCAATCATCTCCTGACCAAGCAGCCCGTATGCGCCGCGCAGGTCGGGCTTGCCGGTGCGCTCGCTAAAGGCCTGCGGCTGGGACTTGCACCAGGTCAGACACAGGCGCGCGAGCACCGTGATCGAGTCGACGAAGTAGGTGTCGTACTTGGCGATTTGCTGGCTGGGATCGCCGTAGCGCTCGCACACATGCCGGTAGTGCGCCTCGGAGTACGGCGCATCCGCCGGCAGCGCCGGGTTCGGGCCGGCCAGGAACGCAACGAGGTCGCGGAATTCGCACCAGGTGCTCGGGCGCACGCAGTCGCCGTGCCAGTCCCGTACTGCCAAGTCGCCTGCTTCCAGGTCGACAAACAGCGTGCTGTCTTCAGGCAAAGTCTTCAGCTGACTGGTCTTGCCGATGCCGCTTTTGCCCAGCAGCACGAGCTTGACGCCGTGTCTTTCGGCGAGCCGCTGGTCGGCGCTGATGATGGGCAGGCTCATGACAGCGCCTCCTGCGGCGCTGCCGCCGCTGCCAGTACCTCGAAGATGCGGCTGTGGGGGCGGGCGCCTGCGGCCAGCGCCAAGTCGAGCAGCTCTCGCAGGGCGCGCAGGCGGCGCTGGTCGGCTGCGATCTGGCGCGCCAGCAGCCGCAGATGGGCTTCGATGTCGGCGCAGGTGGCGCGCGCCAGCGGCTTGTACAGGATCGCCTCCTCGTCGTCTTCATCGCGCACCGCATCGTGCAGGGGCACGCTGATGGCCGGCGGCAAGTCGGCCTGCAGCGCCGCCGGGATGCCCGGCAGCGCCAGCTGCGCGCGCACGTGCTGGCTTGGGCGGCGCTTGAGCTCGCGGCGCGCCAGTTCGGTCAATGCGTCTTCGGCCAGGCGCGCGCCGATGCGCTGCACATCGGCCGGATGCAGGGCGCACACAAGCCGGGCGACCGCGCGCGGGCGGGCATGGCCGCTGACTTCGAAGGCGTTAGTGATTTGCGCGCGCACGGCGTCGCGCAGCAGGCTCATGACGGGATCACGCATGGCGCGCTCCTTGCCAGAGTTGGTTGAAACGGGTCAGGAGGGGGACGGCCCGCGCAAGCCAGGCCGACAGGTTCTGCTGCTGGTAGTGCGGCACGCAGGCGATGAGCGCCTCGGCATCGACGTCGATGCGGCACAGCGCCTCCAGCCCTTCGCGCAGCGCCAGCCACCGCTGCGTGGCGGCAGCGGACTCGGGGCCGACGCGCGGGCCGTGGTAGCGGCCATCCGAGCCCAGCACCAGGGTGCGTGTTTGCTCGGCGATGCGCCTGGCCTCCGACGGCGTGGGCAGCGGCGGCTCTTCGGCCGTGATCGCCTCGACCACGGCGCATTGCTCGATGCCGCGCAGCCCGCGGTCGGCGGCGACCTGCTCGAAGAGCTTGACAGCCGAGGAGCCGCACACGCCCGCCTGGTCGATGCGCGCCTTGACTTCGCGGGCGATGGCGCGGATCTCCTCGGGGGTCTTGGTCAGGACTTCGCGCTGGGTCTCGGGGGGAAGATGCGCCAGGTTGGCAGCGATGGACACGGCCAACCCGTGGCGCTCAACCGCGTCTTGCAACGCGTCGATGCCGTTGTCGATCACGATGCGGGCGCGCTGCACGCTGCGCTCGCCTACGTTGAGCAGTTGCGCGGCGTGCGCCTGCGTCATTGCGCCAATTGGCGGATTTAGGCTCGGACGTCCCTTGCTGAAGGTGGCCAGCTTGGCCGCCACCATCGCCCGCTGGCTCTCGCTCAAATGACGCCGGTGCAGGTTGAGCGAGACGACCAGGCAGAAGGGGTCGCCGTCGGCGGCGCTGATTTCGCGCACCAGGGGCTCCAGTCCCAGCTGCTCGCAGGCGCGCAGACGGTGGCGACCGTCGATGACTTGGCCGTCGAGGATGAGGATGGGCTCGCGCTGGCCGTGCGCGGCGATGTCGGCCACGAGCGCGGCGAAGGCGGCCTCATCCATCGCCGGAAACAAGGCCGCGGCCGGATGCAGGGGGTAGGATGCCGTCACCGCTGACCCTCCCCAATCGCATCGATGCGACGCAGCACGAACTTCGGCGCCTTGGGCACGACGGTGCGCAAGGCCTCGAACGGCGCGCGCAGACTCTGCGGCCAGGCCTTGAACTTGGCTTCCGACACCGCGTACTTGACTTCGACGTACTCGCTCGGATCGCCGCCGGCGGCTTCGATCTTGGCCACCAGCTCAGCCAGGCCTGCGGCGTCCCACTTGACGTCCTTGCCGATCTCGACCGTGATGTCGAAGCCTGCGTCCTGGATGTGGGTGGTGCCGGTGTCTTTCCCTTGCGCCAGCAGCTGCGCACGGGCCGCCTCGCCGTAGCGCAGCTCCAGGCCCGCCTGCAGCATCTGGCTTAGGGCAGCCAGCTCGGACTTGGCCTCGCTGATGAAGCGCTGTAGCGCTGCGACGGTCTCCAGCGGCAGGTCGCGGATTGCCTGCGCAGAAAGATCGAGGTAGGGGATGGGCAGCGTAACGCCGCTGGTCTGCAGCGCGGCGGCCAGGGGGGTGGGCAAAGGGGTGGGCAGATTCGTGTCCGCCCCGGTCTTCAGGCGCGCGCTCATGCCGCACCTCCTGCGCCGAGGCGATCTTTGCCTTTGTGCAGGTTCTGCGCCTCAAAGGCCTCGACATCCTCCAGACGATAGAGGATGCGGCCGTACAGCTTCAGAAAGGCGGGCCCGATGCCCTTGGCGCGCCAGCGCTCCAGGCTGG